CTGATATCTCATTGAGTACCGTTTCACGATCTGAAGCCTTAACAACTAACGTATCCTTGTCTTTGCCAAGAACCTTGGAGAGTTTACCCTCTACATTCAGTGTACCAGTCCTCTCACCAGCACCATAGAAAGTTCATTTCATATAGGAATAGCCACTATCACCGCGTTTTATGCGCTTGGTGATGGTCGAGTGATTAATGCCAAGCACTCTTCCAGCTTCTCTGGTAGATTCAAAATTACCAAAAGGTGTTATGACACCTTTTTTAAGATGATGTGCATTTCTACCATCTGCAATATCTCCGATTATTATTTCATCTTTCCAATAGTATCCTTTGTGTAAAGTACTTCTACTACCGGCTTTCTTTGATATTATTGCCTTACTAACTCCGTGTGCTTCTGCTGCAGCTGCAATAGTGGGAAATGACCCTAGAGGCGTTACGACACCTCTTGCAAGCAAGGAATTATTACCGCTCACAGCTTCTCTTGCCAGCTGATACATCACAGGTGACAGTCTTATACCATCTCTGCTGCACATTGTTGCATAAGCCGTTTTTAAGCCTCGTTCTTCTGGGAATAGCTTCATAAGCAACCAGTGCGCTAATAGATGGCATCTTGCATTTAAATATATCAGGTTTTCATAAGTGTCCTTACCACCTATACATTTCGGAATTATATGATGTCTCTCATAATAACCGTTTATTGGCTTTGAAACACTACCGTGTTTCTCTATCAGATTTGTATATTGTTTTTCGTAATTCATTTTTATATTCCTATTGTATATATTACTATATAGATCAGACTATCTTTTACGTAAGCATCTTTTAAGAATAATACGTCACCGCGCTTCGAGATTGGCATAATCTCTACAGACTTCATCAACTGTTCTAGTTGGTATGTCTTAGTCGTTGCACCTTCAAAAGAGTCCCCTCTTAAGCTTGGCTCAGGATTACCCTTTTGAGGGCTTCCCTGAATTCACGGTGTTTATACAAGGCAACTTTCTACCATGTTTTGGGCTTTTGCAGCCTTTCTGAGGTCCTTCTCTGTAAGGCCCAGTTTCTCGTTGATCACTTTGAATCGCGGGTCGTTGAATGTCGAAGCTGCAATTTCATCATAAAGCCTACGCTTTTGATTTGTAGGTACAACATTAGATAACTCCGCGAGCTGTTTGTTACGAGTGGTCAACGCGATAATCTGAGCACCTGATGAAGAAGCATCTTGCTCTAGCGCCAATGAGATTTTATACTCTCTGAGCTTTTCCAAAGATGCTGCAGTATAGTTACCGCCTAAATAGTTATCAATCTTAGCTTGCTCTATGGCAAATCTGAAAAATTTACCCAGCTCTTCACCTTCAATCATATGCGTTATGTCAGCTTCAAGGATCGCTCTGATATCAGCAGGTTTCTTTGATAACATCAAATTACCAATTCTGACAATTTCAGGTCTCCACTTTTCAGCAACCTTTTGTCTTCCAGTGATTGTGAGTGAATTATATTTACCTTCAAACTCATCACTGAGACCACCTAAGAAAGCACCTATTTGATCTTGGAAATCTTTGAATTCTTCTGGACTGAAATTCTTTGCTTCTGCTGTATTGAGGAACGGTCTAAACGTCTCTCCAGATTGTGGTCCGATAAGACCTCTGTCATATATCCTTGCTCGATGATCGATAAAAGGATGATTTGAAAAAGAGCGTCCATTAGCTCGTAACCACTGCATAGCTTTAAAGCGCTCATAAGCATCGCCACGAGATGCGATATATTTTCGGTACTCATTACGCTCATCATAGAACTGAGCTTTTCCTCGATCATCTTTGAAGTAGAGTAATTTATCAATGAAATCATAAAAGTCTTCATCCACTTTGTATTTTGTCTTAGATGCCCATGTTAACGCATCCACCATATTCTTGTCAATAAACTCTTCAGGAAACTCACTAAAACTTGAAGATGATGTTATTGGAATTCGTGTATCTTCCAAGCCCAATATACCTCTATCCATCCAATAAGTTTTATAACCTTCTCTGAACAGCAAACGATTATCATCTCTAGTGACGCTGACACGTAAACCCAAATCCACCTTACGATTCAATTGAGAATATTCTTGTATACGTGGATCTGTGACTCTTATATTATAAGCCATTGTGTCATAATATGGGCCAAAATAAGCTCCACTCATGCGACTTTTCATTCTACGCTTTTGAACACCAAACGTTTCGACTTCAAAGAATTTGTCAACTTTTTTACTTTCAAGTATTTTCATGCCAAGATCAAACCACTGGCGTCTCCAACCATTTAAATTTGCCATGTTGTAAAGATCTCTGCCTAGCATTACAGCAAATTGATCCCTGTCTGGACTATCAGCCAAACTTAACCTGTGAGCAAATCTCAAATAAAATTGATGCAAGTCATCTTCAGATAATCTGCTTCTGATTTTAATTGGAATTTGAGGATCTAAAAATGTTCTTAATTCATTAGCGATCTTAGGAGCAACTTTATCTTCCCATTGATTTCTTGCTCTTATATTTTTATAAAAGTTATCGTGCAAATCATCAAGCTGAGTAGTACCTAAGACAGGATCAATATAATTGTCTTGAAGTAACCGTTTCATCACATCTGTATCTTTTCGCAGTTGTGTTTCAATTGCATCAGAAACGTTCATCACATCAAATTTTATTTGTGATTGAACAACGGCTTTAAAATTACCCCAGACTTCTTTATTATCACGATATCTGCCAAATACAATTCTCAAGTTATCTGCAATGACGGCTCTTTCATTTACACTCATTGTGTCTGATAAATCGTTCACAAACTTGGTTATGAATTCCTTGTCTCTGTCCAAGAGCTTATCGCTATCTTTGATCAATTGTAAGTTATTGTTGAGTACATAAGTGTTTGGCTGATAAAATCTAACGTCTTCATATCTACCTGTGGCGGGGTTGAATTTAATCTGATCTTCTCTCGGTGCAGAGGTTAGCATCCTATTTCTAGTAGCTTTCTTATTGTGAAGGAGAGTACCACGATAATTAGTATAGGAGAGTGTTCCTTCAAGCTCTTTAGTTTGTAATATGTAGTAATCAAGTAATGTTTTCCTCAATTTATCATTCTGAATAAAATCATCCGGTGTGGTTGCCCATAACTGCATTGCATCTAATTTCGCCTTAGCGTTGGCAAACTTAATTGTGTCGCCATTTAACTCATAAGTGGAATCTGTTGCGGCTCTCAGTTGTTTAACGCCTAGACTCTCGCCCTTATAATTCACAAATTGATCCACAGTCAGTTTACCTGTGTTCAAAAGATCAACCTTTTGATAATCACCTAAATGTTTAAGTTGAATATCTCTCGGTTGTCGCATGAGCCAATCATTGTAGCTTTCTTTCAGTGGCGTTTGACCATCATAATAAGCAATTTGCTCTTTTGTTAAACCTTCTAAGTTTCTTCGTCTAACTTGAGCAACACCTTCTAGCTTAGAAATGTCATCCCAGGATTTAAAAACTGGAACTGTTGTGGAGCGGCAATTAAAGTGCGCAGGAGGCAGATGCCCCGTGTCCCCCATATCATAGACATGCCCGTCGCGGTGCGCACACAGAGGTGTCGTCCTCGCGTCCAGAACGGCCACATACTGCCACCCTCTGAGTGCCTTTTCGTTGGCACGGTAAACAGCGTGGTCAACCTGAGCGTGGACGCTGGTGATTGCGGTGACTACCAAGGATCTAGACTGCATTCTGGTTATATTGTGAATGTTGCCTTTACGAATTTCCAAAGCAATTTCATTTGTTGTCTTACCTTCAGAAATACCTTTGCGAATTAAAGCTTCAATTCTTTTCTTTTCAGAAGTACTCACACCTGACCAACCAGAAGCAAGTGTTCTATTTTCAAACAAAGGTTTTTCAAGAACAATCTCTTCCGATATACGTCTTTGCGGTCTTTCTGTGCGCCATATCTTACCCATTGTTGTCTCAACAGTTTGATAAGCAAAAGATGCTTGATCTGCTGCAAAATCTAATAGGGAACGCTTTGATGTGTTATGAGCTTCACGATAAGTACGTAATAATTCCTTGTCCAAAGCGTCTTTGAATTTCTTTGATTTTAAGTCGGACGAACCTACCAACTTATCTAACCTAATAACGTGGCCATCAATGATTACTTCAATCTTATCATTGACACCTTTCTCAAATAAGCGTATCATTGCCGCTCTGTCTAGTGCTTTGTCATATATTTCAGTATTTACATTAATGGCCATTTATTTATCTCTTTATTTTAAAAATCCAACAGAACCAATTCTGCGAGTTGCTGTACCTAGTTTATAACCTGTTTTACCCATTCCAAGTTTTTCATACTTAGCTGTTGCAGTTGTTCTGTGCTCTGGTCTGTGCAATATACCTGAGATAAAACCACCGGTATTGGCTAACACAATTTTTCTTACGCGTTTTCCGCTAGCATTTTTGTTACCCTTCATTGCTGCAGATCTTTTTCCGCTTTTCGCCATTTTTAATGCCTCTGGGATATGAATACAAATTTATCGGCGGAAACCAAATTTTAATTGGGATTGACATTACTTTCTTTTCTTTGTTAGCGCTTGTCCCAATCTAGCTGCACCATAATTTGTGGCACCACCAACTATTGCTCCACCAATTGCGCCTGGAACTGTACCAAAAGGGCCAGCCAGCATTGTTCCTGTAAAAGAGCCTCCAATTGCGCCCCCTAAAGTGCCTATTGCACCAGCGGTACGTCTGTGTCTTATTTGCGCTTTTTGGTCTTTATTATTACCAATATAAGCGCCACCAACTAAGTTGCCAACT